GCCATCTTGTAGCCTAGCTATTTTACCGCCATCTTTTACGTTTACTCTAGCGAACTCAGGAAAAGCTAATTCATATTCGTCGTTTTGTTTTAGTAGTTCAGCTATAGTTGAGTTAACGGGGTCATAGTCATAACTTTGTGCTAAACTAGGCATACTACCCGCTATACCCGTAGGTGAGCCTTGAGTACCATAGACGTCACTTAATTGAGCAGGGGTTAAACCTTGTTGAAGATATCCACTTTGATCTATTGGTCCTGGCATAACGGCTGGTTCTTCATCACCACCAAACAATTTCCCACCGCTTAAACTATTAAGACCAGTAGCTCCTATTAAACCAGCACCTGCTTTTTGCATCATGTTTAAATTACTAAAAGACTCACCTAAAGGCATAGTGTTTAAAGTATTTTTTGTAAATGGTTGTCTTGCACTTGCTCCTATGTTTTCAAAAAAACTGCCCAACCCAGAAGAATTTGGATCGACTCCACCCATACCAAAACTGAATTTATTTCCAAGACTAGCTTGTGGGTCAAAACCAAAACCAGCACCTTTGAGCATTTTACCACCAGCCCATATTTGAGCACCAGCCATTGCTGCTTCACCAAGGTCTTCACCTTCAGCTAAACCACCTATACCTCTACCGATACCAGCACCTAATGCTGGACCAACCCCAGGAATAAATAAACCCGCAATAGTGGCGATCTCTTTCGAGTTCTTTTTAACGAACCTTTTTATGCTTTTGAATGCACTTTTTAAACCGCCCATTACACCGTTCCTATGTTCATGTATTTATTATATATACAACTTCTTGAACTGTATAGTCTATACAGAGTTCTCATACCTAGTTATTCACTCCTACTTGTATGGATGTATCGCCACCCGTTACTACGGTAACTCTACCGACACTAGCTGTAAGCTCGTAACCTAAGTCATTTATTCTTTCTCCAATGTCTAACCATTTATAACCAGTCCAAACTTGAAGTACACCTACGCTAGTGTTCCAGATAAGACTACCAGCGTTAAACTTAAATTTGTCTCGTTCTGATTGGTTTATTTGCCTTGTATTATCAGGGTCAAACGTACCTAAATTAAGTTCTAGTACTCTTACTAACCTATTGTAGGTATCAGAATTAACAGCATCACCCATAGATACAGGTAATCTAGTAGCTAATAGCTTACTCATCTTCTACCGTCGTTTCTTATTTCTAGTCTAGTAGCTCCTAATCTCCATCCTGTATCATCGTTTGATGAATCACCGTTATTGTCAGTAGATTGTAAACGTAATACTGCTTGTCTGGCTCTACTACGTACATGTACTTGTTGAGTTGTACTAGCTATACTGTTAGTGCTAGCGGTAGTTAAAGTATCTCCTGGAAAATTTCTAGTTTTTAAAACTATATCTACTTTACCGCTACTACTGTTATTTAAAAATTTGATATCGGGTATTACTCTACTTATAAAAGCAAACTGTTCTCCGTCACCTATATCAAAATCTGAACTTTCTATGTACACATTAGTCATTGGTTCACCGTCATCATTATACCCGAACTCATGTTCATATAAATAACCGTTACTTGTAGCTCTAGGATAGTTTACTGTGCCCTCATCAATCCAAGCTGTTCTACTTAGTTCACCGTAAGTCCAAACGTTATCATTATAGTCGTATACTACGTATCTATCAATTTCTTCTGAACTTGAAGAAGGGTAAAACCAACCTACTTCGTCATGATCATTGTTAGTGTACGCAAAAACTTTGTATGCCTGCCCTGAATTAATATCATCAAAAACATAACTAAGTACGCTACAAGGTACTTTTTGAACGCTACCATTATAAACGTAAAAATTATCATAACCCATCCAATAAACACCACCAGGAGAAGTAACCGCCCCGTTAGGTGATATTAATCCTGTGTTGTTGTTTATTAAATTAATACCAAAAGTAAATGGCGGTCCAATAAATGACATACTGTATAAAGCAGTATCAGTCCATACTAGAGTTTCTTGTCTAGCTTTTACTGTACCTACTATTAAACTACCTTCTGACAATCGTAAACTACCAGCGGTATTAGTTTCTAACGGTTCAAATTCGGTTAAATTTTCTTGGTCACTAAAAGATATCAACATAGGATCTAATACCCCTGTTCTTGATGTACCTGATATTGGGTCACTTCCTAAAACTATAAGATGACGGTCAGTTTCTGATACTGTAACAGCTAAACATATTGTAGGCACTAAATTAGCTCCCGCTACATCTGTTAACGCTACGGCTCTATTTTCTACACCGTTACTAGTGTCATGATAATAAATAGCTCCATTACGTACAGCCATAACTAAATCTTCACCAAAATGATCGTGTGTCCATAAACGTAATTGGTTAGTATTAGATAAAGCAGTTACCGAACCCCAAGTACCAGCATTCCATGCACCAGCACCCCAACCTGTTGATTGTACATATACGTCTAAACCTACGTTTATCTGGTAAACTCCATCAACTCCGCTACCACCGTTACCACTATCGCTAGAGTTAGCTGTTACGGTAACTCCGCTAGTATCTTTAGCTATTATTGTGTAAGAATTAGTGTTTACTACGGTAGCTATTTGGTATTCTTGATTTAAAACCGTTGCAGTAATATTACCGCCTAAACTAACCGCTTGACTGAACGTGACAAAATCATTAATTACTGCTCCGTGACTTGCGTCGGTAACAGTTATAGTAGAGCTGCCATCAGTAGCAGAAAAAGTAATAGCATTAGTCGCTGTTTCTCGTATTGGGGTAACATCGTTAAAACTGTCTCCTTCATTAATGTAGTATTTTAAATGAGTTCCTAAACCTAAAAATTTACTTCCGTTTAAAGCAACCCAAGGGTGCAAAGCACGACAAGTACCTAAAAAACTATTAATAGTATCTTTACGCCAACCACCTACTTTTTCTGGTCTGCCAGAATTAAACCTTACCAAATTAGAGTCAAACCATCCACCTTCGTTATCGTAAGCTGTGCCTTCTCGCACTATTCCTGGTTTAAATACAAACTTATTTAACGGCATTCTACACCTCGTGCCACTCTTTATTTTGGAATAGTAAAGCTTCAGCTTCTCTACGCCTAATTAATCCTTGTAATACTTTACCACCTGCTTTATTCCAACGTTTTATTTGAGCTGGAACATCATCATATTCTTTATTATTTAATACTTTAAGCATAGTAGAAGCTTTTAAATTAGCTGGTCCTAAATTAAATACCCAAGATACTAAAGCGTCAAATTGATTTTGTTTTAAATCAACGGTTACTGCACCATTAATATAACCTTCGTATTCATTCATTTCATGTAGTAGTAATTCATCAGCTTCCTCTTGTGTAATTGTATCACCTTCTTTTACCCCTTTAGTAGAACCATACCCTATAGTCCAGACTCCTGCTGCACATTTATATGCTTCTAGCTCACAACCTTCAAACTTTTTAATTAGACCTAAACCTTCTTGTGAAATATTCATATTTTTAATCCTCTTGACTGATTGTAACTTTTCTATAATACACAACAACTTCTTTAAGCTCATTTATATACCTTTTTAATTCTTGCATATTATATGCCATTAATTCGTAATCAGGAACAGACATAGCTACAAATACTAACTGTCCTTGGTCTTTTTCTACTCTAGCTAAAAACTCCTCTATGTTTTTATCACTAACAACATACCAATAAGGATCTTTTAAATCTATTTCTCTAGGTAGTATAGGCTGAACTATAGTCCTTTGTATAGGTTTAGATACAACTTCTACTGACTGTTTACTTGGTATCAGGCTGCAACTGCAAGCCATCATCAAGACTGTCAATGTTACGGCTGTCTTCTTCAATGCTGTCGAATACATCTTTAGTTCCTTTATTTATTCTTGGTTCTATCAGTCCAGGTTTAGCTGAAGCTAATTTAGTCAGGTTATGTCGTTTAAATATATCTATATAACGATTCATCTCTTTTTGTATTTCCTGATTCTTTAATTGTATTTGTTGCAGACCTTCTGTCTGTAGTGTAAAGTCGTTTTGCAGAGACTCTATGGCTAGTTTCTGTTCCTGATTTCTCAATTCAAAAGCTTGATTAAGAGCTGATAGTTTAGAGTTTTCACTCCACAATAAATAGCTACTTAATCCTAGTACAACTATTATTCCTATAAACACTTTACTCATAAGTATATATTTCCAATGATTTCGCTTTACCTTTTACTTTTATCGGCTTTAATAATTTTAACTTAAATTTAGACTTTTGTTTAGTGTTTAGACCTATAATTAAATCTTTACCAACTTCCTTAGTAGAACTTTCTAGTCTTGCTGCGGTGTTAACTGCGTCGCCTATAGCTGTATAATCAAACCTAGAATCACTGCCCATGTTGCCTATAATAGCTTCTCCTGAGTTTATACC